GTCTTTTGTCCGCACTGACTACCTGGTGGCCGAGGAGTCTGGTACTGGCACTGGCGCTAGCTCAGACGCTCGTGCCCTCTACTCCAGCGACCGCACCTTCTCCATCTTCGGCATCAAGAGAGGTGGTGGTAGTCTGGACGGTTCTGACCCTGGCCTAGTCTTCGCCTACGCCAACATCGAAGGTGGAGCGCAGGGTGACCTCTACAAGATAGTCCGATTCCCCGAACTGGAGGACTTCGATGCTGGCGGACTACGGCTCATCAACTACGGCGCTCTGATTCTGCCCTCCAGCCTGTGCCTGGCCAGAATCATGAATGTGGACGATGCGGCAGTGACGGTCTAGCCCTAACCTGGACAAAGGTAGCTGACTTCAGCAGAAGCAGCACGCTGCGTAAAGCAGAGAAGGAGAAACTCAGGTGGCTATCAGTATCATAAAGAGAACTGCCAAGGTTATCAACAGGAATGGCAAGTCACTGTGGCTTCCGGCCAACTGTGTGCGTGGACTGGGGAGCATGGGAGACCCCGACATCTATGCCCAGTCTGTGACACAACTCTACCCACTGAACACTCGGCTGGAGTATGCCGACGGCAGAGTCTTCCGCTATGGGAAGGCAGGGGCAACTAGCACTGGTGCGCCTCTAGCCCGCCTGGTAGGTAATGCCAACGCTGCGCCTGGTGCTACTGGTGAGGAGGATGTGGACGGCTTCGAGGGAGACCTCAACACTGCTGCCGCTGCAGGCGCCGAGTACGTGGACCTGGAGAAGGCCACTGCCTATGCGGAGAACTTCTTTGAGGATGGGATGCTGGCAGTCTATCCTTCAGGCCACTATGTGGAGTACAGGATAGCAGGCAGCGAACTGGGCAACGGCACTTACTGCCGAGTCTACCTGGACGACCCACTCAAGACTGCCCTGTCCGCCACTGATGGAGTGACTGCCTACAAGTCCATCTATAGCCAGGTGAAGCAGCTAGGTGCAGAAGGTGTAGGCTACGTGTCTGCGCTAGGCGTGTGTCTGGCCTCAGGATTCACCAGCGCCTACTTCGCATGGATTCAGACCTGGGGGCGCTGCATCATAACTCCGACCGCCTACTTTGGAGACTCGCAGCACGAGCGGGCAGTGTTCTACAACTTCAACGACGGTACTATAGGCACTGCCGCCTCCTATGACCCATCCAGTGGACACCAACTGATAGGCTTCCTGACTGGCCGCACAGTCTCGGGCTACGGCGACCTGGAAGTCATGCTGATGCTCGGACGGTAGAGCAGAGGCAAGAAGTACAAGAAGGAGAAGCAAGATGAAAGGTCCTGATACCAAGTTTCCCGATGGCCACCCTGCCAGTGGCAAGGGCGCGGATGGTACGCCGCACGTGAAGAAGGGGAGGAAGTAGTGGCAAGGGGAGGCAGGACTGGCAACTCTGCCTCCCTCTGCATAAGGAGAACCCAATGCCTGGAAGTGGGCTAATCATCTCTGATACTGAACCCGCAGGCGTAGTCAACCGCTACACCTGGATGCGACCTATGCCTGATGGGAGTAGAGAGTGGTATGAGCCTGCAGATGGAGGCTGGCAACTGGTAAGGACTGACCCTGCACCACCATCTACCTCAGACATTGATTCTGCCATCGCTACTCACTCTGCAGATGATGATGCCCACCATGTACTTGGAGTGACAGGCACCAGAACCGTTGGTGGCTACACTTTTACCTTCACCAAAGGAATCTTGACCAGCGTAGTACCTGCATAGGAGGATACTGTGCCACTTGCTGTAGAACGCATCATGCCTGAAATGAGTCTTGATATGGTCAGGCAGATGATTGCCGAGAGTATCAAGAAGCTCATAGATGAAGAAGAGAAGGACCCCAAGGCCGCAGCAGGCCAAGCCTACTCGATGGCTGCAAAGGCCTGGGGCAAGCCTATTCCTAGAGCCGACTAGTGTAGGAAGGAGCTACGACTCATGCCTCCAGCAATCAAGCCTCCTGTAGCATTTACTTACAATGCCACTACAACCTCTTCGGAGGCAGTGGCAGCTAAGGCAAGCCGCGAGTATCTGCTGGTTATCAATGACTCCGACACTGTAGTTTACCTAGCCCTTGGTGAAACTGCTGTTGTCAACAAAGGCATCAGGCTCAACGCTAATGGTGGCAGTTTCGAGATGGCTAGAGTCTTTGGTAATCTTACTCCCGCCGCAATCAACTGCATCCACGGTGGGTCAGGCAACAAGGTTCTATGCGGCGTAGAGTCTGCCAGCCAGTAGGAGATAGTTGTGCCGCTGAATAATCCTACATCTGCACCTGCAATCGGGGAGATAGAAGCGTCCATCGCTGAAGTCGGGCGCTTTACTCAGATCTGCCCTCTGGTAGTCAATAGCTTGCAGAGCCTGACTAACGCAGCAGCAGATAAGGACTTTGTAGCCTTCAACACTCGTGGCGCTCAGGGGCTAGTGTCAACTCTCGACGCCCAGGTTGAGAAAGTCTTTCTCATGCTGTTCCTATCTGTTCACAACACCTATGCGGGGACTAACGCTCTGGACTGTACTACTGCCACTCACAACCAGTGGCAGATAGCTCTGGACGCAGGCGCCGCGTCTGACCTAGTAAATGGTGCTGTTGCAGATGGGCAGATGGCAGACAATGACTGGCGGATAGACATTGAGGGCGGCTCACTTGGACCTCCACCACTTGTCTTCGATGTAACTGCACAGGTGACTAACATAGACGGCAACATAGGTATCAGGCTGTCTAATGGGCGGGCAGAGCAGACTGACTTGCAGGTTACTCTCTCAGCCTACCTCAAAGTCATCTGGAAGCAGCCACTATGAGAGCAGTAAAGGAACGCTGGTCTCTCAACAATCGAGTCTGGGATAGAGGTGATGAGGGTAGGCCTCGTAAGTTCATCCTAGGCGGCGGTATGGGTTGGATTAACTACCCAGATGCACGAGGAGTAATGCAACCTTGTGACCCGACGTTCTCTGAGCCTGATGGGACTGGTGCTCTATTCACTAAGATGCCTCGCGTAGTTCGCTTTGCATATGATGGCACTAAGCGAGTGTACCTAGTACCTGGTAACGATAATGTATGGATTCAAGTTTACAAACCTTCTGATTTGACAGGACTAGGCACACCGACTTCCAAAGTTGGTGGCGACTGGGTATGGGATAGAGACAACTTTACCTTCACTCTCCATGTACGACCTAGCAGAGTGAAGTTCTCGCTCCATGTGGCCAGTAGGCTAGGTATCTTTAGTTCTAACGTGCGCTTTAGTACTAGAGTCTCACTCATTCTCAATCGTTCTCTAGGAATCAAGACACTGCATCTTCCCTTCGAGAGCCGTGGACTAACTCGCCAGGGCTTTGACCTACTTGCAGGCGGTCGGGTAGTAGCGCGCCTCCGTAAGCCCTTTGTGCGGGATGCACTAGGTGAGGAGCGGGACCTTGAGGCCACTATCACAGATGGGGAGATAGAGTTAGCTCTAGATGATACTGGCCTGACCTATCCACTCCTCATAGACCCTCCACTAGACTTGAACGTAGCAGCAACACTTGATGATGCTCAGGAGAGCGATGTGCAAGGCTCTGGCTTCTCCACTGGCAGCACTAACGACAGGGCAGATAGCAATACAGGTGTAGGCTACTCTCGATACAACTCTGGTATACGCTTTACTGGTGTGACTATCGCCCAAGGCTCTACGATTGACGTAGCCTATATTGGCGTCTATATGGCCTCTGGAGATGGCTATGATGATGCCAACTCCGACATCTACTGCGAGGATGTTGATGACGCGGCAGACTTTGCCACTACAGCCAATGTGACTGGTAGGACTCGCACTACCGCCTCAGCAGCCTGGGTTGGTGACAACTTAGCGCCCTCGGCTGCCTATGTCAACTCGCCCTCTATCATAGGTCCTGTGCAGGAGGTAGTCAGTCGCGTTGGTTGGGCCTCTGGGAACGCACTGATGGTCTTGGTAGATGGGAGAAGTGATGTCAATAAGATATTCTACTGGCGCGACTATACTGGTGATTCAGTTCACCCATCTACCATCCATCTAGAGTGGACTGAGACAGGTGGTGCTGGTGCTAGTGGTGGACACCATACAGGCTCTGCCCTCCTGCTGGAGGAAGCTTAATGAGACTTGGGGAGGAGGATAGCTATGCCTCTAGAGAATCCAACTAGCGCCCCTAGAACAGCCACACGAGTAGTTGCTGCGTCAGACTCACCTGCGCTAATTAGGCTGTACGCTGATTACATAGATAGCGTTGCCGACGATGTACAACTACAGGCAGGTATAGATGCCCTGACTGCCAGCCGCACGAGGATAGAGACAGTGCAACTGATTGGGAACTTTACTATGGGCAAAATCACGTTGCCGTCCTATACTCGCCTTGACCTCCTTCAGGCCATTCTCCTTCTAGCCGCTGACACTGATGATGATATGATTGAGAACTCTGACCAGGTAGCAGGGAACTCCTACATCGAGATTATCGGAGGTATCATCAACGGGAACAAGGCTAATCAGGCGGGCGGCTCTCATCTGCTAGACTTCTATGGTATCACTGACATCAAGTTGATTGGCGTCGAGATTAAGAACGCCTATGCCGCAGGTTGTCGTATCAACGCCTCAGTGAACGAAGATCTCATCTCGGTCTGCCGAGGTGTTGCTCGTGACCTCTACATCCACGATTCTGGCACTAAGGGGCTAGGATTACGTTTACTGCGCGACTTTGATATTATCGGCGGACGCTTCGACTCCAATGGTGAGCAGGGTGTCCACGGGAGCAACGCACTGGAAGTTCGTGTGACTGGTGCTAGAGCCTACGGCAATACCGAGGCTGGCTTCATGCCCTCCTACTCCTCTGGCTACTGGGTGTTTACAGGCTGCGTAGCGGTGGAGAACCAGATTGGATTCGCCTTTGCGGCAGAAGGAATTCAGTTACTGGGCTGTTTTGGCCTTCGGAACAAGGGAGATGGTGCGCGGATTGTTAACGGCGCGGGGGAGCTAACTCCCTATCGCGGTGCCTGTATAGTCGGTGGCATATATCGTCTGAACTATGAGGATGGCATCGCAATAAACACCTCTCCCGTGTCTGGGACAGACCCCGACATCCAAGACGTGGTGATTGATGGTGTGGAGTGTTCAGACAATGGAGTCAGTGATGCCACTGCTGGCTACAAGTCACACGGTATTGGGGATTACGCTACTACCGGCACGGCACGCCTGAAGCGCATCTCGATTGCTAACTGTCATATCTTTGCGCTAAAGGGTACTCCTACATCCCTTCTGACAGCAGACGCTGTGAGTGGACAGAAAGATGTGGTGGTGACTGCCGACGACAAGTTTGAGCCAGGTGAGGCTGTCACTATCTCAGACGATACCCCTGATACTGAAAGTAATATCATTGCGTCCATCAATACCCAGACTAATACGCTGACTATGGTAAACAACCTTACCAATACCTATACCGTAGCCGCGAATGCTCTTGTGACAAGTCGCAAGACACAAGATCGAGGTATCTACTTCCAGCAGAACATTACTGATAGCCTATCGCTTAAGAACAACCATATTCATGGTAACCTAACTGTTCCGCTTCATATACGCAGTGGAGATGTTGCCGCACTGTCTGGAGATCAGGAGCCTGCACTCATCGCGCCTCTTGACCTTTCGGCTTCGGCAGTTGACACGATAGTTTTCCATGCCGACAAGCCCTGTGCCTTGCTAGGTTATACTGTACTCTACACTGAGGCCAGCAGTGGAGATGCTGGCGTGGCGATACGTATAGGGCGTATCCAGGGTGACGGCACAACAGACACTAGTTACTTCGACTCCTACACTAGCGAGGTCAGTAAATCTCTTGGGTATGTAAAGAAGCTCCGCACGGCTGACCTTAGCCAACAACTCATTGCCACTGGGGATAGGATAACCATTGGTACAGCAGGCGGTAAGGTTGGTACTGGTGAGGTACAGGTGAAGCTCATCATAGCGGAGATGGCAGAATGAGCAATCATATCACAGTATTAGGTGAAGATATTGATGGAGTTGCGCTGCGGAAGGCGAGGTTGTCGCATCCTCGTCACTTGCGCGCCGATGGGACAGCAGACCACTATGAGATACAAGAAGCCGTTAGCGAGAGTCACAAGCCTTGGCGAGGGACTTGGAGCATTGAGGCAAAGGCATGGGAGCGTATCTTTGGTAACACTTTGGGAGTAGACGGTTAACTCTATGCGAACAGTCTCTGCCACTCTCATCGACACTCAGAAGCTGGCGGCAGGCTATAGGTCGCCCTACATCCACATGCTCCTGACTAGCTATGATGGCCTTACTACCCGCGACTTCAGCACTGACTCTGTGGCCTATGGCAGCCGCATCATACTCATAGACCATGTGGAGAATGCCTACTCTGATGGTGCTACTGTAGTAATCAACAACTATGACGGTGCCTTCGATGCGTTTGACTTGCGTGGCTACTGGACAGAGATTGGCTATGGCGACACGACTGGTGCTGGAGATGAGTACGCCGCTACTGCCCGCCTCTGGGTGAAGCATCAGCAACTACTCTACTTGGCTGGTAGGCAGATACTAGTCCTAGAGCTAGAAGGCATGTGGAGTAAGCTAAATGAGAGGATTCTGGCTCTAGGCAATCCTCCTCTCTACATTGCTAAGACAGATGCGGTAGTAGGTGATGACGAGTACGTGGCAGGATTTAGTGGGGCTAGCCTGACAGTCTATGACCTCATCGCCTACATTATGGCTCTAACTGTTCCAGCCTTCACTCTCAATGCATTAGTAGATGATGATGGAGTAATTGATACTTACATTCCCACATTCTCCATCAATGAGTTCCAGCCTTTTGAGAGCGCAGGTGAGCTAGTCTACGCACTGATAAAGATGACCTACTCCTTCCTGCGCCCCAAGGCATCATTGCAGTTCGAGGTCGTCTATCCAGAAACTGATGATGCGCTAGACATGACCTACTACAGGGCGCAGAAGCCTTTCTTCTACGAGTTTGTTAGTCGGCTAAATGTAGAGACTCCTAACCATCTCTATCTCTTTGCCAATGAAGGGGCAGATAAGCTATGGAATGCAGTAATAACTGCTGAGGCCGAGGACGCGGCACAGCAGGCACTATATGGGGATGTACCTGAAGTTGCTCTAGCGCCTAGTGTTACCTCCCAGGCTAATGCCAACACTCGGGCAGCAGTGATTCTTGCTCGCATGGCAGATGAGGAGATGACAGGTAGGCTAGTTGTGCCTCATGACTGCCAGATAGAGTTGTACGACCATATTGGGGTAGTGGCAGTTGTGAGTACAGTGAAGGTAAGAGCTTCTGGCCTCCGTCACGTGTACAGGCCAGGTAGCTATAGGCTAGAGATAACCATAGGAGAAGTGTCTGCGGCAGAAGAGGCCCCTCAGCGCCAGTTCTTTGCACCAGGGCCTAGTATGGAAGAACCGCCACTCACACAGCGGCGAGTAATAGAGCCTACTGGCCTAGTTGGAGAACCAGTACCCGCACCTCGGCAGGAAGGAGTCCCATCTATGTGGCCTACTCCTAGGAAGGAGCCGCCTTCGATGTGGCCTTCATCTGAGCCAACTCTAGAGTCTACTCTTGCTAGGCAGGACGCAGGAGTATGGCGAGCATCCACTTGGAGAGAGTACTTGGCGGGGACTGAGGCGCATATAGAGAGAGCTAAGGTTGTCGCAAAGCCGACACCTGTGCCGCCTGCCAGTCTAGCTAGACGTGTCTGGGACTGGACAAAGGGGCTGTTTAGATGAGAGATATAAAGCCTGGCAGACCACAACCTGCTAGAGCAGATAGAACCAACTGGCATGACCTGGAGCGGAGGAGCTTCTTCATGCCACCAGGGACTATTGGGACAGGTCAAATTGACTTGACCGTAGTTGCCCTCCATGCCGGAAAGTACGGAACGCACCGATATGGCCTTTCGGCGTATGGAGTATAGGGAGATGGAGGAAGGAGACTAGATATGGGTACTGGTACAGCGGTCGCTACTGGCGATACTATCACTGCAGCCAAGATGAATCTGAAGGTAGAGACAGTGGAGGGCACTGACCTTGGCACTGCCGACTATGTGCAGAGAACATTCCAGGTCAATGGCTTTGAGTATAAGACTAGTGCAGCCCAGTGGGTTGCGGCACGAGAAGGCGCGCACCTTCCAGTAGGTGGCACTCTGGAGGAACTCTACATACGGTTAAACTTTCTGAAGATAGGCGATGTCATCCAGACCTATATACTGAAAGGTAACATAATCAAGGAGACATTAGTAGTCTTGAACTGCAAGCTGGTCAAGGCGAACTTGGCCGACCCAATTACTATGACTGACATCACTAATGGCGCTATCTCGGAGGTAACTACAGATGGAGTCGTAGATGCGGTAGCTAACCCAGATGATGAGACAGTTGTAGATGATGACCATTTCTACTACTTAGAGATAAAAGGTACAACTGGCGCAGGCGCAGATGACATCATAATCATAGGCGCTGCAGTAACAATCAGGCGGAAGCTGTAGGAGTACAGTATTCACAATATGGGGAGGGGGGAGGAAGGGCTGCGGAGCAGTGCGAAGCAGGGGTCTTCAGTAACAGCAGCAGTAGCAGGGTGGGCTAGAGGTAGATTCATTCTACTGGGCATATGGGAGCAGTTGAGGAGGTAACACAGATGGGTGGGAAGACACGAGTAGCCATTCGGGCTGCCCTACGCCTGGACCTGAAGGACAGCGGCGCGGTTTGGAGCAACGCGGAGTTAGACCGCTGTATTGAGCGGGCAGTGGCAGACCTCTCCCGCTTCCTACCTAGAGAGAAGCTGTATGAGACTGTCATTGACCCTACTGTGACAGATGAGTCCTGGACCTCGCCTGCCACTACTAGCCTAGCTGCCATAGTATCTGCGGCAGATATCAATGTGTCGGCGCCTGCACTGCTGACTATCGCGGGCCAGCCAGACAAGCCTCGGGTGCTGACTCTGACTATCACGGATGCCAACAACTCTACCTATGGCGTCACCTTCACTATCCGAGGTATGGATAGAGATGAGGTGGCCCAGACTGAAATCTTCCACTATAGCAGAGGAGATAGCAAGACCATCATAGGCAAGAAGGAGTTCAAGTACGTCTATGAGGTCGAGATGACTTCCAACGCAGGCTCTGGTGCCGCCGACACACTATCTGTTGGCTATGGGTTGTTTACTGCCGCCTGGGTCAGCCTGACCTACAAGCCTATCAAGAAGGCATCTGAAACAGTGGAGAACGCGGCAGGCACTACTACCTATGCTCGCAACACTGACTACATCATGGACTACTCCAATGGGAAGATACAACCAAAGGCAGGCGGGAGCCTAGCTGCTGCTACTGCCTACCTCATCTCCTATACCAAGGATGAAGTTGGAATAGACCTCTCTGCTCTGGCTGACTTTATCCGTCTCCAGCGAGTAGAGTATCCAGTGGGTGATGTGCCGCAGTCCTTTGTCCCCGCCAGTATCTTTGGTCGCTACCTGGTTATTGAGGGTAGAGGTGAGGCAGACTCCCAGGATACTCTAGGTCAGCATGACCATCTGCGCCTCTACTACGACGCCGAACACCAGGTGCCTAATGACTACACTCCAGGCTCTATTCCAGAGTTCCTGGAGCCGACTATCGAGATGGCGGCTACTGCCTACGCACTACTCATCTATGCCTTGAAGCAGGACCTAGCCGCCGAGACTGCCTTGACCAGTATGGGCACGACTCTAACCTCTGCCAGCGACGCCCATGCTAATCTTGTCACTGCTCTTACTAATATCAAGAAGTATCTAGATAACAACACTGCTGCCGATGCTGCTGGAGTCCTAGCTCTGGCGGCCCTAGCTACTGTATTCACTGATACTGGGACTGCTCTCACCAATTCCAATAAGTACCTTCACAACAATACAGGAGTGGATGCGGTAGGAGTTCTAACTAGCCTGACTTCTGTCTTCACCGCCGTGGAGGATGCTCTTACCAAGTCTATCAAGTACCTTGACAACAACTCTTCTGTAGATGCAGCTGGTATGCTGGCAGGCATGGGTGACGACCTGACTGCTGTAAATACTGCTCTAAATGGCCTGAAGAAGTACCTCGACAATAACTCTGCCGCCGATGCGGCGGGCCTTCTAGCCGCCATTACTACTGACATAGTGGCTCTACGAACTGCCATCAACACTGCCCTCGATGCTGCCAACGCCTATGCAGATGCAGTAGCAGCGACTGACATTACTGACGCTAAGGCCCTGCTCAATAGCTATATGGGTACTGCGAACTACGCCGCTGGTGCCTCTGCTCCTAGCATCAAGAAGTACCTGGAGGATGGAGATGCCTTCCTCAACACTGTAACTCTTGGTGGTGAGAGTGAGCGAACACCTCAGACGTACGCCGAGTTTGCTCGCGCCTCTAGAGAGATTATTACTGCATATGAGAATCTCCGCACTACCTACGGTCAGGAAGGCCAACTTCGTGTAAATGCTGCTATGGCCTATGCGACTGAAGCCGTCCAACGTCTGGCCAACTTGCGTACCTACATCGAGCAGTCCCAAGGCTACGTGGCGGTAGCAGTGGGCTTCTTCCAGAATGCATCCGCAGTCATTGAGAAGCTAAACATCTACCTGCAGAAATCTGCTCAGTACCAAGGTATATCTGGTAACTTCCTTACTGAGTGCTCTCAGCGTCTAGCAAAGGCGGCGCAGTATATCTCTGAGTCTCAAGACTACATAGCTATCTCTGCTACCTTTGTGAGGCAGGCGGAGACGTATCTGGCCGAGGCAGACCGCTACATTGCCAAGGCGCAAGGTTATGTCTCTATAGCGGCAGGATTCTCTCGGGAGGCTGAGGCCAGAATTGCTGAGATTGCCCAGTACCAAGCCGCTGCATCTGCCTACGCGGAACAGGCCAGTGCATACTTGCTGACGGCTGACCGCTATCGTACTGAGGCTACTGAGCGGAGGAATGAAGT